GAGCTGCCGGTGCGTCTTGGTCAGCACGTCCAGCGCTTGGGGCTGGTACGGGGTGGTGATTGGCTCGGCCATCATTTCGCCTTATTGAGTAGTAGGTCTTGGAACGTCGCATATTTCTTGCGCAGCGCAGCGAACGTGGGCGCCGCCGTTGCGACACTGGCGAACGTCCAGCCCAGCGAGCCCGATAGATCGCCCACCGGGCGTGCCAGCTCCACATAGCCCAGATCGACGCCCCAGACGCTCTTGCCGCCGTTGGTGTCCAGCACCGGCACGCCGTAGCTGCTCGCTGTGAAATACATATCCATGCCCTGATGCTCGGGCTGGCGCAGCATCAGCACCTCGCCCCGCTGCGTCGCCTGGACTAGCGCCCACGCCTCGGCATAGGTGCCGCAGTACATCCGCAGCGAGCCGCTGCGGGTGGACATGCCGCGCAGCACGGCCACCGGATCGGGGCGCCCGAGCATCGTGTGCACGGTGCCCAGTGAGTTGCCCCCGGCGCTGTACTCCAGCAGCGTTTTGAGCTGCACCGAGTAGCTGGGCATCACCGGCACAAAGACCCACGGCGCCGTTAGAGCCCAGCTGGTGGATGCGGTCAGGTCGGATGCCCCGGCATCGTCCACGGTGTTATAGCTGACGGCGCCGCTGGCGGCTTCGTAGTCGCTGATGATCAGCGCACCAGCCGGGCCCATTGCGATGGCGTCAGACTGAAACGGGGTGCCCTCCCAGCTGTATTCAAAATCGTCGGAGTCGGCAGTGCCGCCGTCGAACATGGGCCCAGCCGGGCCCAGCAGGCAGCGGCTTGCCCATGCTTTCTCGCCGCCCACGGTGTTGCCGGATTTGAGCGCCACGCTCCACTCCAGCCAGTAATAGGCTGCCCCGGCTGGGGCTGTGCCCTGCGTTGTCAGGGTCTGGTGGCTGTTCACCTGCATGTCAACCGGGGTCATAGTCTTAGTGCCCAAGTCAGCGAACGTGGGCCCGAACCAGCGCAGCGTCAGCTGCCCCTGAGTGTTGGCGGTGTCGGTGCCTAGATCCAGCTGGGCATTGACCACCTCGCCGGGCTTGACGGTCGCCACCTCGGTGGTGTTGGTCGGCGCCGTGCTGCTGGTGCCGGATCCATACATGCCAGCCCGGCGCCCATAGGTCACGCTGGTGCCGGTGCCGGTGTTGGTGTAGACCATGCACTTGGTACGGCCTGCGGTGCTGCCGGTGACATACGCCTTGGTGTAAATGCTGGAGGTGCCCCAGCCGCCACCGTCAGCGCTGGCGGGCCAAGAATTGGTTGCCTTGTTCCGCTTCGCCTCTACCCTGGGCGCCGTCCACGGCAGCAGCCCGGGCAGGGTGCGGACATCGGCCACGCCGTTGGCATCGGATCGGGTGATGCTGGCGACAGTCTCCAGCGTCGTGATCGCCAGCTGAATGGCGCCATTCTCTGGCTGCGCGGTGGTGGTAAATGTGGTCATGGCAGTGGCACGCCTTCGGTTAGTTTTTTCACCAGCACGGTCTGCGTGCGCTGGGCGGTCAGCTGCGCCATGTCCATGTCAAAGCGCCACTTAGCTGCCACGTCCAGATAGGGCAGCACCGGGGTCTTGACAGGGGCGCCCAGCCCGTTTAGCTCGTTCTTGGTTTTCTGCACGTCGTGGGCCTTGACGAACGTATCGACATTTTTGGGCACCAGCCCGTAACGGTCGGCCAGCCGCTTGGCTTCATCGCTGCCCGCCCCGGCAGCCCGGGCTGCCGCTATGAACTTGTCCCGGGCCTCTTGGGTCTTGGCTGACACCGTGGCGGTGGAGTCGCCCTGCTCAATTTGTGCATCGCGCAGCTTGGTCGCCGCCTCGGCCATGTCCACCAGCGTCTGCTGATTGGCTTTGCCCGCAGCGGTGTTCAGATCCAGCCCCTTGCCGTTGGCTTTGATGTCTTTGATGCCCCCGGCCATCGCATCGTTATAGGCAATCTCGGCAGTGACGCCATCCATTGCGGCGCCGCTGGCATCGGACAGCGCCCGGGCCTGCTCCTCCAGCGCCTTATTCTTTGCCTCCAGCGCTGCGGTGCCATCGTCTACGGCTGCCGTCTCGATGCCGTAAATCTCGGTGGCGTTTTGGGTGGTCTTGATGTTGCCCTCAGCCTGCCCCCGCAGGTCGCTGAGTGCGTCTTGCTGATTCTTGGCTGCCTGCGCGGCATCATCCAGCACCGGGATGCCCTCGGCTGTGTAGGTGGTGCCCTGCTGGATCCGCTCGGACAGCTTCTGCCACGCGTCCCCGGTCTTGTCCAGAAATGCCCTGGAGTCGTCAGCGGATCCGGCAGCTGCCTTGACAGCCTCCACGGCATCCACACCGGCAGCCTTGGCGTCTTTGGCTGTCTCCTGAAACTTGGTGGTGGACTCGTCCGCCCAGAATGAGAGCCAGTTATCCTCCATCACCTCGCGGCCCCAGCCCTTGATGATGTCGGCATAGTCCAGCTTGGACAGATCCCCGCCCACGGCCTCGATGCCGTCCAGCATGTCTACTGCTTTTTGCTTCAGCTCGGTGGCTTTGGTGGCGCTGTCCTGCATCGCCATTGTTGCCATGCCGATGCCAGCCGCCACTGCCACACCGGCAGCGAGCCCCGCGGGCCCGAACCCCTCCAGCATCTCGGCAGCCAAGCCCTGGAATCCATCAGCGATGCTCTGGGCGCTGCCGTCAAAGCTGGCGGCTACCTCTTTCGCGTTGGCTCCGGCGTTCTCTTTGAATGTCTCGGATCCCTCGGATGCCTCTTTGAATCCATCCTTAGTGGACTTGCCCACTTTGTCCCCGGCAGCCTGCGCCTCATGCCCGAGCTTGCGGAACGTGTCAGACGCTTTATCGCCCAGCGAATCGGCCGCTTTGGTGGTGTCTTTGGCGGCATCTTCGATGCCCTCCAGACTTTTGCCGGCGAGCTTGGAACCGTCCTTGAAAGCATCCCCGATGCCGTCCCCAGCTTTGCCAGCTGCCCGCTCGGCGTCTTTGAATCCGTCAGCGAGCTGGGCGCTGTTTTTGTCCCCGGCCCGGCCCATCGCGTCCAGCTCATCAGCGACGCCCTCCAGCTTGTCGCCGATGGTCTTGGTGCCCCTGACCACATCCTCTACATCGGTCAGGAACTTAATTTCAATCGCCATTACTTGCCCTTGTTCTCCAGCGCCTGGCTGGCTTTGTAAACGATTGTCTGCACCCAAAGCTCGATCATGCGTGGCGCCGTGTCGGCCCACGCCGGATAGATCACGCGGCCCCGGTTGGTGGCATCGGGCAGCTGGCGCTTGGTGTGCCGGGTGACCTCAGCGGCGCCGCTGCGGGTCTTGCGGCTGTAGGTGCTTTCATGCTCGGGCTGCGTGGTGCCGAACTCCCACGCCCGGGCCCCGGTGTCTGGCACCAGCGTGCCGCCCCGCAGCGGGCGCCGGGCGCTGGCAGCCACCACCTTGGCGGGGTTGCCCGGCACGGCCCGGGCCCCCTTTGCCAGCACCAGAGCATCCATCTTGCTGGATGCCCTGGCGCTGACAGCAGCCCGCCATATCTCATTCAGCAGCCCCCGGGTGGTGCGGTTGATATCGTTCTTCGTCTCCCGCCCTACTGCTTTCATCGCCAGCGCAGCCCCGCGATAGAGCGCCGAGCTTTTAGCGCTGGGCTGCACCGGCACCGGCTTAGCCCGGGGTGATGGTAGCGATGCCGGACACCAGCAGGGTGGCGCCGCTGGCGGTGTCCCCGCCTTGGGATCCGCCCAGCACGCCCGGTGCCTGGAACGTCACGTTCGCTGCCACCTTGGGGGTGGTGCCGCCCTTGGGGTAGAACTCGCACTTGCCGGTCTTGCCGTGATTGTCCCGCAGGAACAACCAGAGCGAACCTGCCGTCAGATCCTGCCCGATGTTAAGCACTACCGTCTCGGTCTGCTGGCTCACGGTCTGCTGATTGGCGCCGCTGATCGGGGCCCACGTCTTGGGCGTGGCGGTTGCTTGCAGCTGGATGGAGTCCACGGCGTCTGCGAACTCCACCAGCGCCGCAGCGCCCACGGCTGCCTTGAAGCTGGCGTTCTTAATTTCAAGCACGTTATGCGCCATTGTCTTGCTCTCTCTCTGCTCTTACGGTCTGTTGGTACTGGTCTGCGCTGCGCAGCTCGGCAGTGACCTGCCAGCCGCTCAGCACCTTGTCAAAGGTCATGCGCTCGGCTTTGCTCCAGCTGGCGGGCCCCAGCCGCTGGATGCTCATTAGCAGCTCGTCCAGCAGATCCTCGGCTTCCGTCTCCGCTGCCTCGTCCGCTGTCTTGGAGCAATACAGGTTGACGGTCAGCCGGTGCACCAGCACCAGCCCTTGGCGCTCCAGCTCGGTGCGCCACACCGAGACAGCCGGGACCCCCTTGGCTACCTGCCTAGGCACGTAGGGGAACGGCTGCACCAGCCAGTCGGGCTGGTCTGTTGCGATCTGTGCGGCCAGCTGCTGCCGGGCGGGCCCGGTGCCGGTCACAGCAGCCCTGCCAGCGTGCTGCGCTTGGGCTTCATCAGCCCGCGTGCTTCCATCACCAGCGGGTACGTGCTGAACGTGAACCCCTCGGGCCCGAACGTGTCACCATCGCCGCCACGCTTGCGGGCCCATAGGTGCTGCGTCAGCATCACCTGGGCGAGCTTGTAGCGCTCGGGCGCCGGATCCAGCACGTTGCCCTCGCCCACGTACTCCACCAGCACCTCATGCGCCACGGCCAGCAGCCGGGTGAGCTGGGCATCATCCGGCGCGTCTGCCCAATCCTCGGCCACCTCGTCAGTGTCAACCCAACCCACCTCGGCCATGCTTATGCCTGCGCGATCGAAACGGCCTTGACGCCCTGCGCCTCAGACTGGAACGCGTAGTAACCAAAGACGCCGGTCACGATGCCGCCCCGGCCCACGTCCTGCGCTTCGACGCGGATGGGGGCGCCGGGCAGCTCGTGCGCCACCACTGCCTGCTTGGCGCCCACAATGACCTTGCCCGCCATCGTCGTTACCGAGTCGGGGGCGCCCACGATAGAGAAGTTCTCCAGCGTGCCGCCCTCGAGCCCGAGCGATGCCTGGAGGAACGCCAGCTTGTCATTGTCCAGCGTGTCAAGCATCTCTTCGTAGTAGTCCCCGCCCACGATGGCGAACGTGGGCACGCCGAACTCCAGCACCTGACGGGCGCCGCGCACCAGCGCCTTGAACGGGGTAGAGCCCACCGGCACGGTGCTGGCGGTCCCGGCAGCGCTCTGGATGGCTGCCAGCGCTTTGGCGTCCATTTTCTTGGCGTAGTTCTTCGCCCGGGCCCGGTAGAACGAATCCCAGAACGCGGGGTTGCGGAAATCAGAATGGATCCGGTCAACCAAGTGCGCCGATGCCAGCCGGGATGCGTTGGTGGGGATCTTCTTGGCGGTGACGGGGTTGGATCCGACCTCGGCCAGATCGCCCGCGTAGTCGAACACGTCAGGCTCTTCATCCCAGCCCCACTGGATCACCTCGGTGCTGGTCAGGTCGGCGTGGCCGATAAGGGGCAGGAACCGCTGCGCGTACTCCCGCCCGCTCCACAGCTCGCCCGCGTAGGTCGGCTGCGCAACGACGTCGAACACGTCGCCGCTGACTACCTCATTCAGTGCCGCCATCAGCACCGGCAGCTCGGCGTTGGCGTTGGCGGTCAGCGCTGCGGTCAGCAGCGCCATGCCAGACTCTCGCACCTCGGTGCTGGCGGTCAGGGTGGTGCCGGGGGCGCCGGTCGGGGTCGGCTCGGATGCCGTAACTGCGGGCTGTGCCACGTTGTCTCCTGCGGGGTTGGGGTTGGGGTTGGGGTCGGTGGGGTTGGGATCTTTGAGCTGGTCGGCCAGAGCCTGCGCAGCGTCGGCCACAGCCTGCGCCTGGGCGGGCAGCTCGCCGTGGTCGGATGCCACCAGCAGGGCATCAGGGTAGGCGGGCTTGACGCATACGCCCGCCCCGGTCAGGGCACCGGCCAGCAGCTTGCCTGCCCGGATCACCGGGCCCGCCACCTCCACGCTGATGCCCTTGCGGGCGCCCATTTTCGCTTCGGTGTAGGCGTCCCGGCCTGCGGTGGTCGGCAGGAACCTGACGCTTGCCAGCAGCTGCTCTGCCGTCTCGGTCAGGCTGGCAAAGAAACCAACCGGGCGCTTGGGGTCATGCTCCATGTTGATGCCGCAGCTGGTCGGATCCGTGGGCAGGGTCAGGCTGCTGGCGCTGGCGGTCAGCCTGCCCAGCGATGTGGAGCCCTCCTGCCCGTAGGGCAGCAGCACATAGTTGAGCACCAGATCCTCGTCAGGCTGGCTTGCCAGCAGCTCGCCAGTAACTAGCAGTGTGTCCAAAGGTCAGTTTCCTATCGCTTGTGCGGGTACGGCGCTGCCGGTGTTTCCGGCTGCCGGGGTCATGTCGAACCGGGAGAAGTCCCACTCCAGCTCCAGCCCCTCGGGCGTCACATCGTCCTGACTCAGCCGCTGACTGATCGGCAGCGTGAAGATCCCGAGCGACAGCCGCAGAAACTCGTTGGCGTCTTGCAGCGTGTTGGAGTAGGTATCGGTGGTGCCGCTGGCGCCGTCCAGCATGGATGCGTTGAGGTTCACAAAGTTGGCAAAGTCCACGCGGATGGCGTTACGGGCCTGAATGAGCATCGCGGCATCTTCGCCGCCTAGGTGCTTGATCAGCTGCACGCCCCTGGGCGTGATGCCCACGGCGCCGTTTTCAGCCTCCCGAGCTATCACCCACTGCGCCTGCACCTCTTTGAGCTGATCGACGGTGCCCTCGTACTCTTCCGTGATGTGCAACTCCACCAGCGGAATGGGGCTCTTAGAGCGCTGGCTGATGGTCTGACAGATCCCCGCATATTGGGCGATGGACTCCGCAGCGAACTCTAGGAATGAGATCGGCAGCAGCCCCGGGATCCACAGAAAATCGTCCTGCCGGTCAGGTACGAACCAGCTGCCGTCCGGCGCTTTGTACTGCACCACTGGCTTGCCGTCAGCGCCGGTGGCGTACTGCCAGCGGTCCCAGTTGAGCACCATTGCATCCACGATGGCGCCGCTGGCATCGCGTGCCAGCCGCATCATCGACTCGTTGTGGAAAAACATGTCTTGCACCAGCTGCGCCCGGCGCTTGCCCGGGGTGATCGGGCCCCACGTCTTATTGATCCAGCCCGGCAGCAGCTCGGCAGCGCCGGGATCCACGGCCCGCAGCGGGCTGCCCGCAGCCACCACCGAATAAAGTGCGTTGCCCCGGCTGACGGCAGGCACGTGGCTGGCAGCTGCCACGGTCGGCAGGATCCCGGCAGGCATCCCGGTGGAGCCCGTCACCGAGTAGATCCCGCTCAGCTCGGCCCACGGTGACTCAATCGCCATTGCCCCGCTGCTCTTGAAGTCGCGGATGGCCTGCTGCTTGGAGAAGAAATCGAAGATGCCCACGGATGAAACCTAGGCCAGCTGGCGCCCATTTCCGGCACCAGAACGGGCCCCCGCGAAACTCTCCCGGCAGCTTGTCCCGAGCTGTCCCACAGTGTCCCGAGCTGGCGCAGCGGCTTGGCGGGATCCTCCAAGCCCGCAGCGGCTGGCGTGGCGCAGCTGCGCGATGCGCTTTGGAGGATCCCTACAAAGCCCCGTTTTGCAAACCCGCTAGATCTAGGCGTTGTGCCGTCGCCGGCCTGGCTCGCCGGCTATGTGGATTCCTCCAAAGCGTCAGCCGGTAATGGTCGGAATGACGCCCAGATTCTGCCGCCGTTTCAGCGTCGCCGCCACGGCCAGAGCGTGAGTGCACGCCAGCAGTGCGCTGATGTCCCGGCCATGATGGCGCCCGAACAACCGGGAGCCCCCGGCGTCCCGCCACGTGGCAGCCTCCACGGCGTTGGTGATGGCACGGCTGACGGCGTGATGCAGTGTTTCCGTCTCGGTTGCTGATGCGATCAGCGCCGTGGCAGCAGCGACATCGCGCAGCTGTAGCGCTTTCAGCCGCTTGGCATTGAACCTCGGCTTGCGCCCGGCAGCCTGCGCTATGGCGATGTTGTCCCCGATGGAGTCATAACCCCAGATCACCTCTGGATGCTTCGCCTGGGCACGCACCAGCTCGTCAGCCACCCACGCGCTGCGGGGTGCGTGCATCATCAGCTGCACGTGCGGCTCCATGTCCTCATCGAACCAAGCAACCGCCATAGCAGCCGCTGCGCCGCCGATAGCCACGTCATAGCCACCGGCCCACGCCACGCCCGGTGGGGGCGCCGCGATGGCAGGCACTCCGGTGCGCTCGAATTTCTCCAGATCAAGCGCCGTGCGGGTGCTGTCTGGCGGCCAGACGCACAGGTATTCACGGATGAACTCGGCCAGTCCCATCGTGGCGAACCGCTTGCGGATGGTCTTTAGGCTGGTCAGCCCCGATGCAAGCCCGGGGTGCACGCGGAACCATAGGCGCGGATCCGCTGCCTGTAGCGCCGATACCACCTCATGCTCCTGAGCGCTAAAGTCCACGATGCCCAGCGCCCGGGGATCGGCCCGGGCAGCAGCCAGCGATGCCCAGAAATTCCCGGCACGCACCAGCCCCGGCGTGCCGGACTTGATTACCTGCCCATCCTGCCGGGTGTCCATCACCGGCAGCGCACCGGCCATCAGGTCTTCGGACTCTTGCGGGTCCAGCTCGCCCGCCTCGTCAAACCATAGGACATCGGCTGCCAAGCCTCGGTAGCTCGATGCCTTGGGCGGTGCCACCCACCAGCGGCTGCCGTTGTTCCATTGCAGGTACTCCCGCCCGGTGGACTTGAACACCGTCCACTCACGCTGCGCCGGATCCGGCGTCACCATTTCCAGCGTGCGCACCATGTCCATGAACACGGCGCTTGCCCGGGTGCCGTCCTGCGCGGTCTGGATCACCTTGTACCCTGGGCGCTTCTCACAGCGCCCCAGCAGCGTGGCCTGAATGGTGGTGGTCTTGGTGGCGCGGCGTGGCACCTGCACCGTGCAATCGTCATAGAGCGGATGCCCGAGCGGATCCCGGGCCTGTAGCACGGCAGCCACCAGCTCGCCCTGCGGTGTCAGCGGCATGCCCAGCATCGCGGCGCCGTGGTGCGCTTCGCTGATGTCGGTGCCGGGCGGGGTCGGGCTGATGTGGGCAGGCACCGATTGGAGCCCTTGCAGCGCCTCATTCAGCGCCCCGAACTCGCCGCCCGGGAATTGGGACTCCCAATACTCCAGCGGGTCTAGGTCGGCCAGCTCGTCGGGCAGCTGCGCCAGCTCGGTGGCGGTGGTGGTCACTGCTGCCCCCAGCGCTGCTGCGCAGCCTGCCGGGTGATCCCGGCGCCCCGCCCGATGTCTGCCCAGCTGGTGCCGTGCCGGGCCCGCTGCGCCGTCACAGCGTCTTGGATGGCGGCGCTGAACTGGGCATGCACGGCCAGCATCTCTGCCAAGTCCTCGGGGTCGGCATCGCCCACCCGCTTGGAGTACGCCCGCAGCATCCGGCCCATCATCGCTGCGTACTCGCTGGTGTCTCTCTCTCTCGCCATGCTGTCAATCTACCCTTGACAGTCAAATGACTGGACAGACAGCAGCAGCCCCGCAGCTCCAGTGCGGGGCTGCGGGGCTGCTGGCGGGGCGCCCGGTCTAGCTGCTGGTCAGGCTGTCAAGCCAGCCCCTGCGGTCTGCCTCGCGCAGCTCCAGCACGGTAGCCCTGGACACGTTGGGGCTTAGCTGCATCCGGTAGTTGACGCCATCCCAGAGCACCAGCACGCCCCGCTGTGCGGGGTCGGCCAGCGACGCCCGGCACCAGCCCTCCAGATCCTGCGTATAGCGCCTGCTGCGCCCCGCTGTCAGCTCGCCCAGCTGCTCGCCCAGCCGCCCCTGCGTTGTCACCGGCACGGCCAGCTCGCGCTGCTTGCCCTTCGCCGGGCGGTTGCGCTCCAGCCGGTGCTGCCCGCTGGTGATCCCGGCCAGCTCCCGGGCAGCCAGCTGGCGCCCCTTGCTCGGCGCCGGGGCTGCCGGTGCCGGTGCCGGTGCCGGTGCCGGTGGCTCCATCGGCTTGCCCGGGCGGGGATCCCCGGCAGCCTTGGCGGTGTGGATGGCTGCTACTAGCTCCAGCCCCTTGGGATCCTGGGCGGGATCCTGCTTGGCGTCCAGAGCATCCAGCTTGGCCCAAATTTCATCGGCGGTGGTGGCGGTTGCTTTTGTGTTGGTCATTGTGTCTAGTCCTGTCTGTCGTTGCTGGTCTTGCTGGTCATTGTCACTCTGCACGCGCGCAAAGGGAGG